CGTTTCCATATCGCCACTCCTGGGAGATTATTGACCCCCCCGCCCCCTTGTTGGGCCCATTCTTCGCACAATATCAATTATGTTCCAATTGCATCAGGGGTTCTTTTCTTCTGTTACCACCTCTGCATCAATGACTTCTTCATCCTTCCTGGCATTGGCAATGAGTTGTTTGAGTGCTAACGCATCAATGGTGGTTGATGTATGAGCCACAATGGCGCTGGGTAAGCCCTGAACCTGCACCTCTTTGTCGGTCAAGATGCCGATGGCGACGGGTAACTTATCAGCCTTCACTTCATTGGCCTCTACTGCCTCTTTGAACTTGGTCAGGCACAGGTCCCTTGTCTGCCTAAGATTATTAATCAGAGCCTCTTGAGAGTGAGCAGGCAGGTTCTCCTTAGAGCTGATACCCTGGACGGTCTGCTGACCAATACCGAATATCTTAGCTATGCTCTCATGCCCTACTCCCTCTCTTATTGCCCTCACGATACAGTCGTATCGTTTCGGGTCTTTAGCCTTGATCTGGGTGCCATCATAGTTCCTGAGACCCTGGTCAGGCATTCTCTGATTGAACTGGGTCAGGGAGCCTTTAGGCATGGTGGTAAATAGAAAGACGGCTGGAGACTATCGTCTTCCAACCGCCCTCCCAATTATCTGTGTCTAGAGGTCGTCTGTCAAGGGTGACTGACACCTCCGAGTCTATATTTACGTCTGGACAATCGTTCACGGTCCCCTGTTTGTAGGGTTTTCTTTGGGGCTTGACAAGAGGGCTGCCTGTAGCCCCAACCACCACATGCTGGGCAGTGGGTTGGTTCAGGCTTCAGGACGTAGCCTCTGCCGTGACAGATTGGGCAGATCATTGGTCAAACCCTATGATGGGCCCTGGGAAGATGCTCTTCAGAGCTGCCATACCACCGTAGTCTGCGTTGATACAGAGAAGCAGTAGTTCAGCCTGGTCCAGGACATAGGTTCGTTCACGTTCAAACCCTGGTATTATGTATGGAGCCCAAGTCTTGGGGTCATTCTCGTCTACTTTGACCACGCCTGACCAGGGGCCTGCTATCTGACTCAGGGCATACTTACCTCGGTCACCTACCGGGCTGTAGATGGCCATCATCATGCGGTTGTTAGGCTCGTCATACCATTGAGCCGTGACTCCTGATTCATGCTTCAGGAGAACTGTTGGTTTCAGCATCATTATTAGTTCCTTTCTGTTTAGGGTTGGGGTTGCGCCAGGTGTAGCTTGTGGGCATACCTCGCTTTCTGAAGAAACGGTCACAGGCCTTGTCTAGTTTCGTGAAGAAACCTAGCTCAAAGTAGTAACCACAGCCTTCAAAGTCGGCTTTGGGTGTTGGTTCATCATCCATTGGACGTCTGTTAATTGATCTCTGGGGTATAGGTAGACAATGCGACCCTGTATGGGCTCCATGTATTCGGGTTTCTCGACCTCTGATGTGGGCGCTATGCCCACGATGGTGAACGTGTGGTCCTGACACTCCACCAGGGCTAGAAAGTCCGTCTTATGGGCCTTCAGGTTCGCTATCAGGTTGCCTCCGATCACTGGGGTAGTCTTGATGTCAACTGTCCTGCCATCTGGCAGTGTCACATCAACTACGCATGGCCCTGAACTGTCCAGGTCAGGCCACAGGTTGAAGGCCTTAGCAAAGGCCAGTTCTCCTGCTACCCCATTGATGTCGGCTGTTTCTCTGGCACCCGGAGACTTGTCCAGGTGCCCCATCTGGTCATTGGTCCTGGTTGGGCCAGTGACTGCTATGCGCTCATGCGCTAAGTGCCTGGCTAGTGCCAGCTCTGATCGGCTCAGTGTTATGGTAATCATTGCCACGCATTCTCCCCAGGGTGTCAGTCACCTTGAGGAAAAGTGTTTCTAAGCCATCGCTATTGATGATGGTGGCATCTGCCAGGACCTCATCAACTGAGGTCTCTGAGATGTGGTTGTCCACCACTCCATCCAGCTCTGGCCTAATAATTCTGATGACCTTTCCACCCTGGGAACGAACCCAGTCAGCCTCGAACGGGAACCGCAGATCATCGATGATGACCAGGTCTGCTGCGTGTTCCATGTCTCTCATACGTTGTTTGAGTTGATCAATGAACACCATCTGCCCGAACTTAGCCTTGAGAGACTCTCCCAGGGCCTGCATGACTGGCCTGAGAACCTCCTTTGGTGTCTCGTCCAGGGGCCCGAATATGCGAATCACATGCTGTTTGATAGGCTTGGCAAAACTGTCCCTGTAGGCCATCCCTGAGTGATTGTTCCTGATAAATGTAGCCGCAGTTGTTTTGCCGCTCCTCTTCTTCCCTACTAATGCAATTAGTTCCATGGTCTCCCTTTCTTTGGCTCTTCTTCTTCGCCGAACTCAGCGTCCTCAGTGGCTATCATTGGTAGCGTAAACAATAGCTTACCCAGCTCATCTACCGTTGTGGCCTGATACGTGACCCTGATGTTCATTCCCTCGATTGATTGATATTTCAGTGTGATTTCCATTTCAGAATGCTGGTTCAGATACAGTGACTTCCTTGTTCAGTGCCTCGAAGACACCGTTCCACTTGGTCCACTTCAGGCCTACTTTGCCCTCTGGCCCAAACCTGCTCTTCCTGACAATCAGGTTGGTCAAGTCTGGGGCCTGCTCAATGTCTGGCTGATGAAGGAAGGCGACCATGTCGGAGTCTTGCTCAATCGAACCAGACTCTCTCAGGTCTGCCAACCTGGGCTCACTGTCAGGGCCTCTGGTCTCTATCTGTCGGTTGAGCTGTGAGAGAACCAGGAACGGTCTCTGCGTCTCCATGGCTGCACATTTGAGCTGCCTGGAGATGTGCCCTACCTCGTTAACCCGGCTATCAAACCGTTTCCCGCTGTGAATGAGCTGGATGTAGTCAACGATGAACAGGTCCACATTCTGCTCCTTGACCAGTCTCCTGGCCTGGGCCCTGATGGCTGACACTGTCAGGCCTACGTTGTCTTCAATAGTGATAGGCAGGGCCATGGCCTTCTTAGTTGCCTCAACCATGACCTCGATGCCTCCAGGGACATCTCCGGTCTCCATGTATTGCCTTACATCTAGCCCACTGCTGGCACTGATGATCTTCCCGGCAATCTGGTTGAATGGCATCTCAAATGACCAGTAGACGACCCTCTTACCCTTGAGGGCAGCCTGAACAGCCAAGTAGATGGCAAAGGACGTCTTACCCCTTCCTGGGCGAGCTGCCAGGGTCACCAGCATGTTCTCCTCCATTCTGAACAGCCGGTCCACCGATGGCATACCTGTTGGCACCCCTTTATTTGGTAAACCGTTTGGCCAGGCAGAGCCCATGGTGTCCAGGACCTCTGACCAACCCTCTTTCTGGCTACGCAGAGTTGAGGCATTGGTTGTGACCTCGAAGAACTTCGACTCCATGTCCGACAGAATGTCAGGGGTGGGAACATCTGGGTCGTTCACTTTAGTGATACCGTCGTAGTAACGGAGGAAAACCCGCCTGCGAACTTCCATGTCCTTTAGCCTCGGAAGCCAGTAGCTAAAGTTGCTGTGAGTGGGTGCCCTATCTATAGCATCCATTAGCCACATAGGGCCCTCACCAACCTCTCTGGCTACATTGACCTCATTGATCTCCAAAGATGCCTCAGAGAGGCTCTCAAGGGCCTTCCAGGCCTTTCTGGTGACCTCATAATGGAACAGGTCTAAGGAGGCACCCGCATTGACTGCGTTCTCATAGGCACCCAGGACACAACAACCAATGAAAGCCTTCTCAGCTTTCTCGTCAGCGGGTATCTCCAGGGGGAGGGCCATCACTGACTGCTCTTTGATTTTCTTCTCAGCCAACCAGGTAGCCTTCTCGGTTTCAATGATGTCAGCCATTGCAGGCCTCCTTCCAACGACGCTCCTCCATAGTAGGGCCAGAACCCCTCATAGATTTGCCTGCTTGATAGATCAGAGAGTAGGCCTCTCCTATTCTATTAGTTCTATTGATAAGTTCTTGATTAGTTCCTTGATTAGTTAGT